ATGGGATCCGGCACCACGCTGATCGCGGCGGAAACCACAGGGCGCATTTGCTACGGCGTCAAGCTGAACCCGGTTTACGTCGATGCCGCCATCGAACGCTGGCAAGACTTCACCGGCGAAGAGGCCGTTCTGGCAGACAGTCGTGAGCGTTTTGCAAGTCTTAAATCCAAGCGGCTGGCGGCGTGATGCAGTCGCGGCGCCAATCGCTGATCGAGGCGATCACCAATGTCGTGGTGGGCTATGCGCTGGCGGTTCTGACGCAGATCGTGGTGTACCCATGGTTTGGGTTGCAAGTAAGCCTGGGCGACAACCTCGTGATCGGCGCGATGTTCGTGATGATCTCGCTTCTGCGCAGCTATGCGCTGCGCCGGCTGTTCGAACGCTGGCGATGACTGGCGGACTCAGGCCGCGTCCAATTTGTAAACAGTGCCGCGCTCGGGGTGTTTCTCAGAAGTGATTGATAGGCCAAGCTTCTTCTTGAGCGCACCAGAGATTGCATCTCTCGCCGAATGTGCTTGCCAAGATGTCGCTTCAACAATCTCGGTGATCGAGGCACCTTCGGGGCGATGCAGCATTTCGGTCAAGAACGCTTGCTTGGTGCCTTGCCGGATAGAGACAAGCTTAGGGCCTTCACTTGCGTCTGCGGCCACTTCCGTAGATTTGGCCGCGGGCCGAGCCTTGCGGATATTACTGACCGTGCTTGCGACAACCGGATCAATGCCGATGGCATCAAGTCCGGCCTTAGTTGCGATCAAGGTCGTGCCATGACCATCGCCGGTTTCACGCCAGAGCGGTTCGTGACGACCGAGATTGGCATCAACTTCTTCAAGCCAGCCGCGCTCAATCATCTTGGTGACAGTCATCTTGGCCGCAGCGCCAGCAAGCCCATTGGGCAGAGGCATGGCCAAATTGCCGGGACGAGATGCAGCGCGGGTAAGAATAATGCTTTGCGTGTCGGTGAATTTGGGCATCGTTTGTTCCTTTTCAAAAAGTGTCGTGAAGCAGGTCAGTGGGCATCATCCATCGCGGCAGTGACCGCGAAGTGCTGCACCCAACCGGTTAGGTAAGGCAGCCCAGCGGGGATGCCGTGCTTACGTTCGGTCTTGCGGTCGATGCACCAGCCCTGCCAGCGGCGGATCGCGGAGGCGATGGCGGCCCATGCGACTGTCGAAAAAGTCGCGAATACCGATCATCTCATCCTCACTGTCGGCATAGATGGCCTCGGCGATCAGGCGCGAGGCAAGGCTCCAGACCTTCGCGCTGCGGCGGTCGCGCTGCGGGCAGACGGTCAGCATACGAAAAAAGCCATAATCCTCATTGCAGCTCGGAAAGATATCGGGGACGGCCCGAAACCGCGGCCTATGCCTGCGCGGGCTGCGGGCGTCCCATCGCCGAGCACCACAAGACGCAGATGCTCGAGCGTGGTGAATGAAGGGCCACCGCGACCAGCGCGGATCCCAACGCGATCGGCTTCCACATCTCGGCGCTGTATTCGCCGATCGGCTGGAAAAGCCGGGAGCGGATCGCGCGGGACTGGCTGGCAGCCCAAGGTTCAGACGAGATGCTGCGCGCGGCGCGCAACACACTGCTCGGCGAGACCTGGGTTGAAAGCGGCGATGCGCCGGAATGGCAGCGGCTGGCAGATCGGCGTGAGGCTTATGCGGCGCAGATCCCGATGGGCGGTCTGTTCCTGACAGCCGGGGCCAATGTGCAAAAGGACCGTATCGAGGCCGATGTCTGGGCTTGGGGCCGAAATCTGGAAAGCTGGCTCGTGGATCACATCGTCATTCCGGGCGGGCCGGATGAGCCGGCCTGCTGGGAGAGGCTGACCGCCCTCTTAGGCCAGACATGGCAACATGAGAACGGCGCGTTCATGACGCTGGCGAAACTCGCCATCGGCACGGGCTACGAATCCGCCGCAGTCTATGCTTGGGCGCGCAAGCAGGGCATTGCGCAGGTGGCACCGGTGAAAGGGCTTGAAGGTTTCAACCGGGCGACGCCGGTGTCGGGGCCCACCTTCGTCGATGCGACGGTGAATGGGCGGAAGATCAAGCGCGGGGCGCGGCTCTGGACGGTGGCCACGGCCACCTTCAAAGCCGAGACCTATCGCTATCTGCGCCTTGATCGACCGTCCGATGAGGATCGCGCGCTGGGCGTGCCCAACCCAGCGGGCACCATCCACATGCCCGACTGGACGGACAGCGAATGGCTCAAGCAGCCGGTAGCCGAACAACTGGTCACCATTCGCGACCGGCGGGGCTACGCCCGCCAGAAATGGCCGAAGATGCGCGAGCGAAACGAGGCGCTCGACACAAGGGTCTATGCCCGGGCGGCCGCGTGGATCCTCGGTGCCGACCGCTTTGATGAACGAATGTGGCGCCAGTTGGAGAAACAAGCAGGCGTGGAGACGGCTGTCAAAGCGCAGGGTAATGAGCCCGCGAAATCGACCGGGCCGCAGGCGGGGCGGATCGCATCGCCCCGGCGGCGCGCCTGGAAGATCAGCACGCCCAAATACATGGAATGACGAATGACCCTCGACGAACTGAAACTCTGCCACAGCGTCCTTCTGGCCGCGCGCTACAGCGGCACACGGTCTGTGAGCTATGACGGCAAGACGGTGAATTACGGCACCGACGCCGAGCTTGCCGCGGCCATACGCGATGCCGAACGGCGCATCGCTAAACTCGAACGCGGGGCGCCGGGGCGCGTGCTCCGCCCCTTCGCCGTGAAGGATCTGTGATGAACTGGCGACAGCGCCTTGGGGCCTTCATCGGCGGGTTTGACGCAGGCCAGCACCATCGTCGCCTGCGGGGGTTCCAAGCGACACGCGCGCATGTGAATGCCCTCATTGCGGCCTCCGGGCCCGACATCACCGCCCGCGCGCGCTGGCTGGTGCGCAACAACGGCTATGCCGTGAACGCGGTGGAAAGCTGGGCTGCCAATACGGTCGGCAATGGCATCAAGCCGATCTCGAAACTGGCCGATGCTGCCCAAAAGGAAGAACTGCAGCGGCTTTGGCTTGCCTGGACCGATGAGGCCGACGCCGAAGGGCTGACGGATTTCTATGGGCTGCAGCGCCGAGCCGCGCACGAAGTGTTTCTGGCAGGTGAGGTCTTTGTTCGGATCCGGCCATGGCGGGTGGAGGACGGGCTGGCGGTACCACTCCAGCTGCAGATGCGTCCCTCAGAGATGCTGCCTCTGCATGAAACCGGCCTAGCGCGCAACGGCAACGCGATCCGGCAAGGCATCGAGTTCGACCGGATCGGGCGGCGCGTCGCCTATCACTTCTTCCGCCGCCATCCGGGCGACAGCACCGATCCGGGGCTCTCAGGAGAAATCGTGCGCGTTCCCGCCTCGGAAGTCATCCATGTGATCGACCCGGTGGAAGGCGGGCAGCTGCGCGGCGTCTCAAAGTTCGCGCCCGCCATCGTGAAGCTGTTCCTGCTCGATCAGTATGACGATGCGGAGTTGGACCGAAAAAAGGTCGCGGCGATGTATGCGATGTTCGTGGCCTCGCCCGCCCCCGAGAACCCGCTGGCCCCCTTGGACGACGAAGAGATGCCCGCTAGCGTCGAGATCAGCCCGGGCCAGATCGTGCGGCTGGATCCGGGCGAGGATGTGACCGTGGGCCAGCCCGCCGATAGCGGGGCAACCTATGAGCCGTTTCAATACAGGACGCTGCTGGCCGCACTGGGCATCCCCTATCCCTATCTCGCCAATGACATGGTGAAGGGGAATTTCTCGAACTCGCGCCTGGCGCTGATCGAATTCCGCCGTCGCGTTTCGGCCTGGCAGCATTCGGTGATGGTCTATCAGCTTTGCCGCCCGGTCTATGCGCGCTGGCTGGATCTAGCCGTGCTGTCTGGCGCGCTGCCTCTGCCCGGCTATGAGGCCAAGCGCCCACGCATGCTGGTCGCAGATTGGCTGCCCACGAAATGGGATTGGGTCGACCCGCTGAAGGACGCCAATGCCGAAATCGCTCAGATCGAGGCGGGTCTCAAATCCCGCACTCAGGCCATCGCCGAGCGCGGCTACAACGCCGAGCAGGTCGATCGTGAGATTGCAGCTGAACGGGACCGCGAGCGCGCGCTGGGCGTGCAGGCAGTGCCGACTGAAGACTGAAGACGATGGGGCTGATCCAGACAATGAAGCCGATAACGCGGAAGACCGCCCGCGCCCTGACGAAGACCAAACCTGATGCTGCATGCCCGGATATCTGCATGCGCCTTCAACACGCCGCTGCTGGTAGAACCATCAAAGGCCATGGCGTTTCTGTCGGGACTTGGGCCCCGCATCCTCGGGCCGCATCCTCGGGCGGCGGGTCGAACTGACGGATAGCGACGAAGCGCGAGATGGCACCGCGGCCCTGCCCGCGCGCGCCAGCATTCTGGCTGGTGGCCTGACCGAGCGCCTACAGCAGCACGGCAACGCGCCATATCCTGCCGTTGACGGCATCGCGGTGATCAAGATCGCGGGCGTGCTGATCCATCGCGGGGGCTGGATCGGACAATCCTCGGGCCAGACCAGTTATGAGAGGATCGCGGCGCAGATCAAGGCAGCCGCACGTGATCCGTCCGTGCGGGCGGTGGCGCTCGAGATCGACAGCTTTGGCGGAGAGGTGGCGGGCGTCTTCGACCTGGCTGATCAGATCCGCGCCCTACGCCGCGACAAACCCGTCTGGGCTTTCGTTGCCGAACATGCCTTTTCGGCTGGCTATGTGCTGGCTTCCCAGGCGGACCGCATCCTGCTGCCGCGCACCGGCGCCGTTGGCAGCATCGGCGTCGTGGTCATGCATGCCGATCTCAGCGACCAGCTGGATCAAGACGGCGTGCAGGTCACGCTGGTCCATTCCGGCCAGCACAAGGTCGATGGCAATCCCTATGAACCGCTGCCCGAAAATGTGCGTGATGACATCCAGCGCGAGATCGATGTGCTGCGGTTTCTCTTCGCCGAGACTGTCGCCGCGGGCCGCGCTGGGCGGCTTAGTCAGGAGGCAGCGCTGGCGACCGAAGCCGCGACCTTCCGCGGGACGGATGCCATCGCCGCAGGCCTTGCCGATGAAGTCACAGATCTGGCGCGCGGCTTTGCCGACTTTCGCCAGATGCTGTCCAGCCCCCCACCACTCTCATCCATGCGCGCGGGGCGCGCATCCCTTCCTCAGCCCAAACAGGAGGCACTCATGGCCCAAGAGAACCAGCTCGACGACAGCCCGCAGAACACCGACGCTGATGTGACGGACACTGCAGAGGGCGAAACCGATGCCGCCATTGCGCCATCATCAACGCCAACCCCGACCTCGACATCGTCTCAGCCACCGGTGGCTGCTGCCCCGGCGCTCCGCGATGGCACAGCGCCAGAAGCCCTCTGCAAACTGGTCCTTCAACGCGCATCTGCGGCGGCAGATGCGCGCGACATCGTTGCCGCGCTACCCTCGCCCGCTCTCCCCAAATCCGCTGAAAGCCCGATTGTGGCCGCCGCGAAGAAGGCTGCCCCTGCTGCCCGCAGAGGCTGAAGGCCGACCCCAGACAGCTGACCGCCCACCTGATCCCCCGCCGTTTCTCCCCGCCGGGGGATTTCTTTTTGACCCCCAATCTTTAGGAGATTGCCCATGTCCGTGCTGACCCAACCGCCCACCATGGGCGATGTCCTCAAATACGAGCTGAACCCCAACTTCACCCGGGAGACCGTCACGCTGCTGGCCGGCACCAACTACCCGGTTGGCGCTGTGCTGGGCCGCATCACCGCGAGCGGCAAGATGAAACTCAGCACCGCCACAGGCACTGACGGCGCGCAAAACGTGGCCGCTGTTCTTCTTTACGACGTCGATGCGACAGCGGCGGATGCGACCGGCATCGTCGTCCTGCGTGGTCCTGCCATCGTCTCGAAAGCGGCGCTCGTGTTTGACGCCAGTGTCGATGACGTGGCCAAAACGGCGGCCAAGCACGCCCAGTTGACCGCGCTCGTCATCATCCCACGCGACGCCGCCTGACCCGGCCGCAAGATTCCTCCCTTCATTCCCCGGAGTTCCCCATGACCATCACGCGCAACCCGTTTGACGCGGGCGGCTATTCGCTCGCCGAGATGACGCAGGCCATCAATATCCTGCCCAATCTGTACACCCGCCTCGGCCAGATCTGCCTCTTTCGCTTTGAGGGCGTCATGCAACGCTCTGTTGTCATCGAACAGCGTGAGGGGGTCCTGAGCCTCCTGCCCTCGGTGCCGCTGGGCGCGCCCGCCACCGTAGGCACCCGCGAGCAGCGCTCGATGCGCAGCTTTGCGCTGCCATGGATCGCGCATGACGATGTGATCCTGCCCGCCGACATTCAGGGCATGCCCGCGCTGGGCCTGTCGGACGCAGCCGATCCGCTGGTTGAGGTGATGAACCGCAAGCTGACACTGATGCGCCGCAAACATGCCCAGACCCGCGAATACATGGCGATGAATGCGCTGCGCGGCATCGTGAAGGACGGCGCGGGATGCAGAGCGCGCGCAGGCGGCCGTGCCGGGGCTGATCGTTTCTGGATGGGTTGACGGCAAACTGGGGTGAAAGCCGGCTCAGTACCCAGCTTCCTTTTGATGTCGCACCGCGAGAATGACGGCAATGTCGGCTTCCAATCGGTAAAGGGCAACGTAACCGCTGCCGCCAAAGGTGATGAACCACTCGCGAAACTCTGGATCCATGTCCTCCATGGGCCGCCCTGCCGCAGGCTGATCGCGCAAAATCTGAATCCCCTCACGGATTGCCTTTGCGGCACGGCGTGCAGCGTCCGGGTTCTTTTCAGCCAGAAACTTATAGAGCCGTTCAACATCCCGCAGGGCTGCGGGAGACCAGATCAGTTGTGACATTCAGGAGCGTCTGGCTCTTCACCAGTCTCGAGTTTGGCAAGCCAAGCGTCTGCTTCCTCATGCGTCACATGCTGGCCCGTTGCCTGATATTCTTGCCAGGCTGCAAGACCTGCTTGACGAAAGGCCTCACGCGCCTCTTCGCGGGACAGGAACTGCGAGACTGCTTCGCGCAGCATCCAATGCGTTGAGCGATCCCTCGCGTCCGCAAGCCGCTTGAGGCGGGCACGTGTGTCTTGGTCGAGCTTCACGGCAACGGGGCGCACAGCATTCATGGGACAAGTCCTCGTGAGTATTCATAGGTATTACCCTAGCACTTTCTTGGCGTCGACAACAGACATGAATTCACCGTTAGGCCCCTAAATGCCCATCCAACGCGAAACCATCCTGACCGCCCTAGCGGACCTGCTCAGGACGATCCCGCATGTGCCTGTTCTGCGCGGGGAAGTTCTACCGGAACGCATCCCGCCCGCAGGCCTCATGATCCTACGCGACGGCACCCCCCCGGGCGAGCCCGGCGTGACGCTGTCGCCGCTGACCTAATCATTTCCAGCATCGTGCTGAACTCGGGGTGATTGTGCAGTCAGTGTCGAACCGTGACAGCCTCTTTGATACGCTCTCCGCTCAGGTCGGCGCTGTGATCGCCGCGGACCGGACTTTGCGGGGTCTATGCGACTGGGTCGAGCCGGAGGCTGCTGAACCTGTCGATCTTCCAGTTGAGGGCGCCGCCTTACTGAAAGCCGGGATCCTTCCGATCACCCTTCACTACACGACCAGTGACGCGCTGGGCCGACCAGACCAATTCAAGAAGAAACACCATGGCACGAGCCCAAGGTGCGCGGGCGTTTGAGACGACCTATGGCCCGCCGCCTTTAAGCGGCTACACCAAGATGCCTTTTGCCAGCACGACGCTGGGGGCAGAGCAACCGCTGCAGACCTCGGAACTGCTAGGTTACGGGCGGGATCCGCAGGCGCCGATCAAGGATGCGGTGACGGCGGATGGCGATGTGGTCATCCCGATCGATGCCGCGGCCTTCTGCTTGTGGTTGAAGGCGGCCTTTGGAGCGCCCACGACCACTGGCGCGGAGGCGCCCTATAGCCACGAGTTCCGGTCCGGAAACTGGGCGCTGCCATCGTTCTCGGTCGAGACCATCGCCACGAGCTCTGCCGCGGGCACACCCGCCAATATCGCGCTGAAGCGCTTTGGCCATTTCAACGGGTCGATCACGCGGAACGGGGCAATATCGGGAACGTCGTCTCGGCCGATCTGGCCTATGCCAACAATCTCGACCGTATCGAAACAATCCGTGCCGATGGCAAGATCGGCGGTGCAGACCCGTCTATCGCGGCGCTCACCGGCAATGTCGTCCTGCGCTTTGCTGATCAGACGCTGGTGACGCAAGCGATCAACGGCGAGGCCTGTGAGTTGGAGTTTTCTTACACGCTGCCCACCGGCAAGAGCCTGACGCTGACGGCCCATGCCGTTTACCTGCCGCGCCCCCGGATCGAGATCTCGGGGCCGCAAGGTGTGCAGGCCACTTTTGATTGGCAGGCCGCCAACGACCCGGTGGTAGGCCGGATGTGCACCGTCACCCTGACCAATGACCGCGAGGATTACTGATGCTGCGCCTGAACCTATCGAACGAACCACACTGGCTTGATTTGGGCCACGGTGTCCGACTGCTTGTAGAGCCCCTGACCACGGCCATCATGTTGGCCGCGCGGAGCGACCCAACGATCGTCGCGGCCGCCGGTGATGCTGACGGGAGCACCTCTAACGATGACCTCGCGCGCATCCTGGCCAAGGCTGTCGCGCGCATTGTCGTGAAGGATTGGGAAGGCGTGGGCGACCAGGACGGAAGACCGCTGCCCATCACGCCCGAGGGCATCGACGCCCTGCTGGAACTCTGGCCGATATTCGAGGCCTTCCAGACCAAATACATCGCGGGCGCGCTGATCCTGGATGCGGAAAAAAACGTCTGACCGCTCTCGCCGACTGGGCGTTCGGCGGGGGCGGTGAGTATTGCGCGGCGTGCCTATCTGTTTGCGCGGAATGTCCACGGACCCTGCACAAACCTTTCACTTTGGAAGGCTGGCAGGTCTGGGATCTGGTCCAGCGCCTCGGCGGACAGGTTCGTGTGGCCGGCGGCATCAGCACCGGCGCTGTCCTCGGCTGGGACATGGGCGCGGCCCTGCAACTCGGCGCAGCCCTCGGGCTGCCGCCCCTCATCATCGCAGAACTGCTGCCGTCCATTGAGGCGGCGATGGTGCGCAAGACCAACGAAGCCCTGAAGGCCGGATCGGGCCTCACCTGACCTCGTTTCCATTGGGAACGAGGTGTCATCCATTGAGGACGTCTTCCATGGCAGGGAAACGTGTCTCCGTCCGGCTCTCCGCGAGTGGCGGGCGCCAGGTGCGTGCCGAACTCGAGGGTGTTGGTGAGGCGGGTAGCCGTGGCATGGGCCGTCTCTCGCGCGAGATGGACCAGGCCAATGCGCGCATGGCGGCCTTTGCGCGTCGGGCCCGGATCGCGGCGACCGCTGCGGCCACCGCCTTGGCCGGTGCTGTTGTCGCGATGACCCGCTCGACCGTTGCCGCCGCCAACGAAATCGGCCAACTCTCCTAGGTCGCCAATGCAAATCCAGAGTTGTTCCAGCGCTGGTCGGCGGTCCTATGGCGGATTTTTTTGAGAACATCGCGCCGCGGGTAGGCGTGACGGCGGACCAGTTTGCGCGGCTTTCGGGGCCAGAAGCGCTGCACCTCTATCTCGACAGCCTTGAGCGCGCGGGCGTCAGCCAACAGGAGATGACCTTCTATCTCGAGGCCATGGCCTGGGACGCCACGCGGTTGATCCCGCTGCTGCAAAACGGCGGGGCAGAGATGACCCGGCTCGGGGCACAGGCACAGGCGCTTGGGGCGGTGCTTGATTCAGATGCCATCGCCGCCATGCGCCGGTCGGAATTGGCGCTGGTCAGCATCGGCCAGGTGTTTACTGGCGTGCGCAACCGGAGTGCTGTGGCTCTCGCCCCGTCGCTGGAGGCAGTGGCCAATGCGTTTGTCGCCCTTGCCTCCAGCACCAGCCCGATTGCCCAAGCCTTTGATGCTGTGCTGGCTTGCCCCGAGATGATTCCACCGTCGGAATGGCTCCCGGAGGTGTGGGGTGAAACTGGCGACGCGCAATTCGCGGATCAAAAGGCGGCGGAAGAAACGATCGGCGCCGTGATGGGGCCTTACAATTCCGTGGCGGGAACGATGACCCGGTCGCTCTGGATCGAGCCGATCTACGAGGTCGATCCGAACAGTGATGAGACCCTCTGGGAGCCTTGGGTGGACGGCTTCACTCATGCGATGCGTTTGCCTCCGGAGGCTTGGGAAAACCTGCTCGACCTGGCCGATGATGAAACTCGAGCCACGATGATCTTCATGATGGCGCTACAGGACATTTACACAGGCAATAGCAAGTTTACAGATGACGAGATCGATGAAATCGATCTCGAAGCGCCTGACCTAATTCCCAACTGTGTTGCGACGATCCTGCACCAATCTCGCCCGGAACTGGCTGGCGCGGTTCGGTTCCTGCCAATGGTCTAGCAAGCCCCACAAGGCTACTCCCCGCCCGGGGAGGAACGATCCATGTTCATGTGGCTCAGCCCGGAAGTACAAATTATGTTGCGCTCGCCATTGAAGAAGATCAAAGGCCACGCTCATCAGCTCAATCCGTTTGAATATGCCCAAACATCATCGACCGCCACTGGTTTCGGCTGA